GCATTTTATATCAAAAAACCACATATCTTAGACAGCAGCAAAGATATGTATTATGAAGGAAATCGTCAATGGTCTGATGATGCTTCAAACAAGAAAGATTATGCAGATGCAGATGCTGCTAATGCAGAAATGGTAAATCCTGTTGGCAAGAATGGTGGATGGACTGGTGCTCAGGTTCTGTCAGAATGAAAACATTCAATGATCTTTTTGAGATCTATGATCCTGAAGTTCAGGGTAGATCTCAAATCAAAAAAATGGGTGATGGTGGCAGAATACGCCCTGATAGAAAGAAGACTGAACCTGAAAAACGCAGGATGAAAGCAGCAGGTGGGGGAAAGATGGTCCCTGCTAAAGATTATAAAACAAGAAAAGATATTGGACAGCAGCGACAACAATCTGATAGAGTTCAAGCACCTACAAAAGAAAGAGGTAGTGAAGAAGTAAAAAAAACATTTGCTGATAAAGCAAAAGAAGAGAGAAAGAAAGCAGCACAGGCAAGGATAGCAGCAAGAAAATCTGGTGGAGAGGTGAAGAAGGACACCACATCTTCCAGGGATAAAGAAAAAACTGCATCAAAGTTGCTTACAAAAAAGACAACTAAAACTACATCACCTGATTATAAACCAGCAAAGGCATCTGGTATGACGCGTCAGGAGAGAATGAAGCAGCAACGTAAAGGTGAAACAATGCTGCGTGGTATTATGAAAGACCAAGAAACTTCCAAATATAAGAAGGAAACTGGTGCTAATCCTGATGCCAAAGGTAGAACTAAGATCATGGGCAGGGTTCATAAAAGAATGAGTGAAGATTATATCACTGAATATCAAGATCCTGAGCATTATACCACTTATGGTTCAGGTTCTTCACCTACATCAGGTACACAAGGTGGAACAACTTCTAAATTCAATAAAAGACCTAGCACTGGGTTAGGTGGTGCTGCTAAAAATGCTTTCCAAAGTATTAAAAATGCTGGCAAGAATACTGCTGGTTCAACACAGAAACCAGATGGAAAATATAGAATTAAAAACAAAGAAGCATCACCAAAATCTGAAAAAGGTGGTGCATTAGCAAAGAGATCATCTAGTGATATGGTTAAGAAAGCAGTGAAAACTGCTGCACAAAAGAAACTATCTCCTGCTAAGACTAGACCTATGTTAGGTTCAGCACAGAGACCTGACCTTGTTAAAAGAAAACCAAGACCACAGATTGGTGGTTCACCATCAAGAACTGCTGTATCTGGCACACCACAACGTAAAGCATTGCCTGCTGGTAGTAGTTCAATCCAGAAAAAACCTGAATCAAAACCTGCAACACAATCAGGAATCAAACCTGTCAAGGTAACAGTTCTGGGACCAAAGAGGGCAGGTTATATTGGTTCAGGTGATAAAAAGAAGGTGACTGGTAGTGGATCCCAAAAGGCATTACCTGCTGCTAAAAATAACACCAAAGCACCAGTAAGTTCACCTAATAAACCAGCATCTCCTGCTAAAGAGAAGGTAAAATCATTACCTCCAGCAACATCAAGCAAGGGATATAAAAGAATGGGTGAGGAGGTTGATATAACTCCAGTACAACAAGCACGTGAGAGAGCATCTAAAAAGTCTAAAAAAGCACTGGAAAGACATCTGCCTAATTCTGCCAAAACAAAAGAGAACCAGAGAGAACTTTTAGATAGATAATGTTAGTTACCTCTAAAGTGGTCCTGTAGTGTAAGCACACACACCTCATGGACTTCACTGCTGAAAACAACTTTTTTGGAGATGATGAATTGCAGTTTGATCAACACAGAAGTGGTCGTCCTCCAATCGTAGATTGGAATGGTATTATTGATAGTAATATGTGGTTTTTCCTCCCTAATTCTTTACGTTCTGAAAGTGCTATTGTCAATGACAATCGTCCTTCTCCACCAACACGTTTTCTCTGTGATGGATATAAATTCACTATGAAAAAGACCACTCATCCTGAAACTGGTGAGGCAGGATTGGGAATTAAATGCTCACTTTATCCTGATGATGTCTAATGTCTAAACTTACAGATTCACAATTGGAGAATATCATTCAATCTCTCCAAAATACTATCAATGTTCTCAACAATGTTGATTACCAATGTGATGAAATGAATCCAAAAAATGTAGAGAAAACTGCACCTTATGCCATTGGATATGCCAAGGCAGAGGTCACTAATCTCATGGAAACTGTCCAATCAATTAACATCAACAACTGAAATCATCATGAACAATTCTTCTACTGTGCTCAAAGAAATCCAGTCTCTAAAGCAAACTTGGCGCACTCAAAACTTTAGTTACACTAAAGATCAACAGGAACGTTACAATGAACTGATGGAACTTCGCAAAGCATTTATCACTTTCTGGAAGGAAGAAGGACGTGTGTGGGTAGGACCATCTAACATTGGTAAGAAGAAAGAAGAAGAAAAAAAGGAAGAGAACTGATGTATTTTACTTGTAAAGGTTATTGGAGAGATTCACGTGGCAGACGTCATGACTTTGAGATTGAATCTGACAGGTCAGAACGTAGTTTTATCAAGGAACTTGTAGAGGCAAGGTATCCTGCAAAAGGTGGAGTTCAGATCAACTCAGTGCAAAGAACGTGAAATATGTGTTAATCACACTTGCAGTATTAGGATTTGGTATATTATACTTTACTCTATGGGATCAAGTGGTTTGTGTATATTTTGAGGACAATGTGATATGTGAGATTATTAGTAACCTCTAAAGTGGACCACTAGTATGACATACACCATTCAAAACAAAACAGTCTCCATCAATGGCATTTACCACACTGTCACTGCTGTTGATGGATTAGACAGAGTTGACATTAACACTAAACTTCACTATCTTAATGTTGAGATGGACAAATTAAAAGCAAAGCAATCTGAATTAGTTCACATGCGTGAAATGATTGATCATCAATGTGAAATGATTGATCAGTGTGAGATGCGTGAACGTGCTGAATCTGCTGATGATCTGTTCAATGAAATGTTTGGAGGTTGATCACTATGATGTATCAAGTCACTAAAGTTGAGTTTGATTTTGTTGATGAAGAAGGTAAACTTCCTATTGACATTCAGAATGAAATCTTAGATGATGTTTACAACATTGTTTGGGATGCTGTTGATGATGAAGATTTAGTAGAGGAAATTACCTGTGCAACAGGTTTTTGTGTTAAATCTATTGACTATAGCATTGCAAATGCCAAATAATTATTGTTAGTTACCTCTAAACTGGACCTATATTACAGAGACACACATTGATGATCACCCTTCGTCCTCATCAGCAGAAAGCAATCAATACCCTTCGCACACATTCCTTGGGTCAGTGTATCTTCCCCACTGGTGGTGGTAAGACATTGGTTCAAATCAAGGATGCTATGTGGCGCTTTGAGGTGAAACAACCCAGAACCATTGTTGTTGTGGCACCTAGATTGTTGCTTGCTAATCAACTTTGCTCTGATTTTCTTGAGCATGTTTATAATGCAAATGTGCTGCATGTTCACAGTGGTGATACCAAACATTTCAAGACTACCAAAGCAGACAGAATCAATCTGTTTGTGTCTATGTGTCACACAGTGCGTGAGCATGTTATCATCTTCACCACATATCACTCTCTGCATCGCATTGTAGAGTCTGGTATTGACATTGACACAATATACTTTGATGAAGCACATAACAGTGTTCAGCGTCACTTCTTCAAGTCCACTGATGTATTGTCTAAGAAGGCAGATCGTGCTTTCTTCTTCACTGCTACACGCAAAACATCTGCTGTGACACACAAACCAGGCATGAACTGGGTTGATACTTATGGTGAGGTAATTGCCAGGGTTTCTGCACCTGAACTTGTGGATGGAGGTTACATCTTGCCACCACAAGTCAGGGTCATTGATATGGACAAGCACCCTGTAAAGGCATGTACTCCATTGATTGATGCGCAGAATGTATTGACCTCTATTGATGACATGGGTCTCAAAAAGATCCTTGTTTGTGTCAAGTCTACCAAACAGTTGACAACATTGTTTCAGACAGACTTTGCATATCAACTCACTGAGAGGGGTTATTCTTACCTCTATATCACTGCCAAGACTGGTGCAGTTATTGATGGCAAGAAAGTCAACAGAGATGTATTCTTCAACACACTGAACAAGTGGGGCAAAGATCCTGACAAAAAGTTTATTGTCTTGCATCGCTCTATCTTGTCTGAGGGTATCAATGTGAGTGAGTTGGAAGGTGTTGTTTTCATGAGGAACATGGATGCCATTGAGATGACACAAACCATTGGTAGGGTTATCAGGATTGGGCAGAAGTCTAAGACCTATGGTATGCTTTGTGTGCCTGTTTATTCCAATGTTGGTGTATCCACTCAACGCAGTTTGCAGAGGGTTGTTGACATTGTGTTTGAGCAAGGTGAGATGCTTGATTCTATTGTGAAGAGGTAACTATGGAATTAAACAATGATGAGGTGACGATTCTTTCATGTTTTCTAAGACACAGTAGATCTAAGCATAGGTATGAACTTGATGGAGCAGAGGATTTAATTATTAAAGTCTGCAATGAAGCAGGAAGAATAATGGCAACAAGGGGACAAAAACATCTCAAACCAAGTTCTTGGAGTTAGCATGATCAAACAACCAACTAACAGTAACATACTACATCCTAAACCACTCAAGAATAGTTTTGTGGTGGGTAAATGGGATGATGCAGAGAACTTTTATGCTGTACTTCCCATTGGTAATGCGTTAGCAGTTGTCCATCAATGTGCTATAATAAAGAAGTGTAGGAATGCACAATCAGCAAGAAACTTTATATCAAAACATCAAAAAAGAAGGAAATAAAGTTAGTTACCTCTAAACTGGACCTATAGTATGAGACCCAATCAAATGCCACAAACTCACATCAATCATCCTGAAGATGAGATTCTGACTGGCAATCTTGATGCCATTTCAGCACTCTTTTGTAAGGACAGCAAAATATCAATGAAGATGGATGGTATGTCACTTGTATGGGGCACCAATCCTGAGAATGGTAAGTTTTTTGTTTGCACCAAAGCAGCATTCAATAAGCAAAAGATTCGCCTCTGTTATAATCATGATGACCTATACAAGTTCTTTGGTCATCAAATGGCAGTGTTTGAGATCCTATCACATTGCCTGAAGTATCTACCTAGAACAGAGAACATCTATTGGGGTGATTGGTTGGGGTTTGGTCGCACTCATGTTGTGCAACAAAACACCCTTACTTATGTTTTTGCAGAGAAACCAATGCAAAAACTTATCATTGCACCTCACACCAAAGTAACTGTAACAGGCAAGATGTGTGATGCAGTATGTGAACCATTGGAAGAAACATTTGATGACACATCTATCATCAAGTGGGTGCAACCTGTGGTGGATAGACTGCCTCCAAGAGAGTTTGATCAGAGTGAGATACAACTAAGGAAGGTACAGTTTATGACTCCCTCAGAGGCATCTGTGGCAGTCAGGAGCATCAATACACTCATTCGTGAGGGTAAGGAGTTGACTGATACTGCATTATTTGATATTTTGGGTTGTATCTACCTTGTAAATCTCTATCAGATGGTGATTGAGATGAAGGAAGATGTGATGGATAGTATGATTGTCAATGATGCACCTTTGACCTTTATGTTTGATGATATTGAGGTTGATGGTGAGGGATTTGTTATCACTAACAAGTATGGCACCTATAAGTTAGTAGAGCGCCCTATGTTTGCCTATGCAAACTTCAACTCAGGCAAGTTTGCTAACAGATAATGTTAGTTACCTCTAAAGTGGACCTATAGTATGAACATCATTGAACAAACATTTCAACCCTATCACACTTTTCTAATGCAAACTGCTGAACTTTCTGTCACCAATCTTGGTGCTGATAAAACACTTTTCCTAACGGAAGCACTGATTGAAACTGTTAATAACGAATGGAAAGTTGCTGCTATTGATTCATGTAATAGCACATACAATAAGTTAGAATATAGTGTAGGCATAAAATATATCAAGGTGAATCAATTCAAGGTTCATGCTGATGGTAGTTTTTCAAACAATGGTGTGTTTATGTTTATAGACAAGGAGTCTGGTGCATGTTACAAACCAGCATCACATAAAGCACCTGCAAAAGGTATTAGGTTCTGGATTAATCAACTTACAAAATATCCTGAAATGGTTGATCCTTATGGTTCTTTTCTTTACATTAGTTAATAAATATAAAAAGATATGCAAGCAATAGTGACAGAAGATCAAACACTAGTTGAAGTCCCTGATGGTGCAGAATTGATTGATGAGGTATTCTATGTCTGGAAAACTAGGTATGGATTGTATTCAACCATGACCAAAGAAGGTAGAAAAATGCTCACTGGAGGCACCAAAGATAGTGTAGTCTCAATGACGCGATGGCATCTTAAGTGTGAGCAAGATGGTACACTAGAAGACTACACATATGTTGTTGGTGATGCATTTGTGAGTGGAAAGTTATAGGTAGATTGTTAGTTACCTCTAAACTGGAACTATAGTATAAGCACACATTTCACATGCAACTCACTTCCAAAGATGGTAACATGGTTGTGGATTTCTATCCACAAGGTACAACTAAAAAACGTTACACCAAATGTGTTACATTTGCTAATGAAGTAAAGTCTTACTCTACTATTGTTGCAATGGAATTGAAGTATGAGGTTCGTAATCGTATTGAACTTGGTTATGAAGTAACTGACTTCAATACTGAAGAATGTGAGAACTACAGACCAATGATGTGCTGATAGATTGTTAGTTACCTCTAAACTGGACCTATAGTATGAGCACTT